TTTTTATCACATGCTAAGAAACGACGGAGTGTCTCATATGAGAGCCTCTTTTATGTTTTATGCAGTGCGATTTTTTGGTTGGAACTATTACAATGAGGATTATTGTAATGAATGATATAAAAAAATGGATAAAAATCCATGAAGGGCTTGTCTTAATGCCCTATAAAGATACCGTCAACAAATGGACTATTGGATACGGCCGTAATATTGAAGACAATGGAATCTCAGTGACAGAGGCCGATTTCATGTTTGATAACGATTTTAATCGGTGCACTAAAGAGTTGGTGCTTTATCCTTGGTTTACTAATCAACCGGTATTTATTCAATACGCGCTTTTAGATATGTGCTTTAACTTAGGTATTAAACGCCTTCTTGGCTTTAGGAAAATGATAGAGGCGATAACTGTTAAAGATTATACCAAGGCGGCCCTTGAAGCGTTAAACAGCAAATGGGCCGAGCAAGTGGGAGATCGCGCCAAAGATGTGGCTTTAATGATGAGGCAAGGATGAATCATGCAAGATGAAAAAGTAGCCCATATTAATACCGTGAATTGGTTTAATCATCATTTCCCTGAGCTCTCCGATGATTTTCATCATTTCGCCAATGAACGACGATGCTCCGTTCAAGAAGGAAGAACCTTAAAACGCATGGGCGTTAAAAGAGGCGTTGCCGATTTTTTCTTGGCTTTTCCTTGTGGCGAATATCATGGCCTTTGGATAGAGCTAAAAGTGGGCAAAGGGAAATTGACAGGGGAACAAAAAGCTTTTTTAGAGAGAAAAACTTCACGAGGGTATCTGGCGGTTCCTGCGTGGGGCTCAGAAGGTGCAAAAGAAATAATTCAAACCTACTTGAATAACAATGCTACAAAGTGATTTCAAAAAAACCCAAAAATCCTGTATAATTTCTATACAATTTGTTGTCCTTATTCTGACCAGATAAAACCTTATACAGCTATTTCTAAAAGCAAACAAAATGGTATTCATATCATACAATTTACTCGATAAGTCTGATTATTGCTATAATCAGACCTTACACCAGGATAGTATTTATAGTATTCAACGATAGAATTAAGCATACATCTTAATCTTCGTGGGAGCCATTTATGAAAGTTCAAAAAATTAAACTAAATCAATTCGATTACAGTTGGTTAGTTTTAGATAATAATCACTTACCTATAAAACCCATCACTGATTATCATTTTCATACCTTTCTTTACTTTTACAGCCTGTTATTTCCATATATTATTTTCCAGTCAATACGAAAGCACTTGCTTTCGTCTGAATTTTCGCATAGCCCTAACTGTTTACCTATTTTTGGAATAATTGCTGATTCCGAATATTTATTATGAAAAAGAATTTGCCCGGTGCCAACTATATCTACATTATCAGGCAGCCAATAATTATCAATCATAGATTGGATTTTATGGCTCAATCGCGTCATAGCCTCATCTGTGAATTGTAATGAGCCTGGATTTCCGGTCATCCTGCTGCATAGTTCTATTAACTCTTCTTTCGTGAAGTCATTCATTTAAAAATACTCCTGTCACTTCTTGATCTCAGTATAAGAAATACCGCGGAATTTATCTTTATTCTCTTGGTATTCCAAGTGTGATATATACCCTTGACTATAAAAAAATAGCGCAATAGAACGAATATCCACTCCTTCCTCTTCAATATGTTCAATACAATGTGCAAGCGATGATAAAAAATCGGGTGTCGTGCTTAATCTTTCCATAAGATTTTTAATATCTAAATCGGCATCACTCATTTTTATCTTATCACCCACGCGATACATAAAAATAAAGCGCACCATTTAACACAGCTACATACCATTAATATATCGTCGTGATTCATTCAACAATCTCCCAGGTGTCACACATAATTGCCCAACGGTCTATGCCCCATGCCCAACTACTGACATCAGCACTACGTTCGTTTTCAAAAGGATTATCAAATCCTTTAATTAAAGTAGGCCATTTATCTATACCTTGCATACTCGCATGACCACAGATCCAATATTCACCCTCTTTCATCCTTCCATGTCTTGCTTTTTTGCCATCACGCATTAATGGCAATATTTCTTCAAATTTCATGTTATCGCCTTACGTGCTACACCTTTCAAAAACTCACAGAACGCATCAATCTCAGCACACTGGGCATCAACATCTTTGATTGGTGTCTGTACCGTAAACAATATTCTCGCAAGGAAACTATAAACCGCCATGAACTCTGACCTATCAAGCGCGCCATGTTCTTTCATGAACGTTTCCATCGCAGTGATAACTATTTCTTTTAGCGCTTCTTCACGGTCGGTCATCGTGCCGATACGTTCTTTCATACGATTCTACTTCCTATTATCTAGTTCAGTCGGTTACAATTTGCTACGCTGACTCGGTGATGGCCTCTATACATCACTTACCGATGGGTAAGAGGCTAGGTATCATATTCGGTAAAACGTACTGCTGAAAACATGGGTCGCAAACCTCTATAGTTTCTTCGCCATCATCATAGCCTAATATAGTTTTCTTTCTTTCCTGGTGCTCCGCAAGCTGCTGCTCTTTTGGCGTGGCTCTGTGATAATCCTTTTTACATATCTCGCATGTAAAACTATTTGGACATTTCATTTGTCTTTCCTGTATTTAAAAATATACAACAGGGAACAAACAAATAAACCGCCGATTATTCCTCCAACAATGCCTTGGGCTAGAACGTCTATCATTTTAAATCCTCAAATAAAGAAGCGCGTGAATAACCGTTGTTCAACTCTTTTCTAATAATTGTCACACCCCTAGATTTCCAGCGTTTATTATTCAAAGCAATAAATATTTTCGCCTTCATTCATTCCTATTTTTTCTTTAAATAGTTCTCTTAGACAGTCTTTTTCGTCGTTATTAGTCTTGTAACGCATGTCATCACGCATCATAGTTAAAGGTTTTTCGCGATACTTTCGGGTATAACATATATTCGGATCTCCATGTCTTTCAACTCTTTCATAATGTTTAGAGCACATTTCTTTGCATTGTGCCATTCCATCACATCCCGGAACAATGCAAGGCCCTTTATTTTTGCTACGGCGTTTTAAAGTAGGACCTAATATTTGGGGGTACTGCTTTATAGAAGGCCCTTTTTCATGATGTTTGTTGATACACGCATCTAAAGTGCATGTTTCTTTATGAAGTTTAGGCTTAAGGTGAGGAGTACCATGTTTTAAGAAACGCTTATAATGATTTTTGCAAAATCCTTTGGAATTATATTTTTTTTCACAGCCTTCAACGGAACAATATTTTTGGTCGGTTATATTCTTTATCGACTTTAATACGCCTTTTTTTTTCCACATATTATAATGTACTTTACACAGGGACTTACAAGAATGAGGCCGATTACATCCTTCAAATGAACATATCATCTTTAAAATCATCTTTAATTATGAAAAAATATTTATCATAATATGCCTCCTTTCTAATGAAAAAGCTATTAAATATTATTTAAAATTAGTATCATTGACTTCTGATTTCATAGCATCCTCCCACCGAATATACATTTTAATCATTTGTCCCATATTTTTAGCGTCCAATTTTTTCATGATATTTGATCTATGATATTCGACTGTTGAGGTCGAAATAATCAGATCATAAGAAATTTGTTTATTCATTTTTCCATCTACAAGTAACCTTATTATTTCCCGCTCTCTAGGAGTTAATTGATTTACTTTTTCAATGGCGTATAGCTTTTCTATATCAACAACTGACTGCGTGGGCTCATCCTCCTTAGATTCAACAAATCTTTCTAATAGTTCAAGTATTTTTTCATTTTGTTCGTATATCCCTACTATATACTCCTCGGTATTAGCTGGTTTATTTTTCATGTAATGCCCTTTTTATTATTAACATATATATTTATACATAAATATATTTAAATAAATATATATTTATACATAAATATATTTACATAAATATATATTTATGTAAATATATCAATATATTGTTGTATATTTATATAAAGGAACCTTTAAATGATCATCTCTATCCTGAACCAAAAAGGAGGTACCGGCAAAACAACGCTTGCTGTTAATATTGCACGGGAATACACCAAACGCCCTTTTAAAACTCTATTAGTAGATTCTGATAGCCAAGGATCCGCGTTACGTTGGCATGAGGAATCAGGGGGCGAATTACTTGATCTTACTTGTCTTCCAGTCACCACATTAGACAAAGACGTTATTAAATTTAAAGATCGTTATGAGCGTATTATTATTGATGGAATTCCGAGGGTTTCCCCTTTAACCGTTTGTGCCATCAAGGCGGCCAATGTAATATTGATTCCCGTACAACCTTCTTTTTATGACATTTGGGCTACCGAAGATCTTGTCCGATTGGTTAAAGAGCGCATTGAAATTACCGAGGGGAAACTTAAAGCAGCCTTTGTCGTTAGCCGAAGAATTAAAGGTACTACCATTGGAAAAGATATTGTCGATCACTTAAACGCCCTAGAACTTCCCGTCTTTCTTCACGGAACCTATCAACGAGTAGAATATGCAAAAGCCGTCCATGAAGGTCGAACCGTTTGTGAAGAACACACTGCAGCAACTCATGAAATTGTAAATATAGTTAACGAATTAGAGGAGTTTTCTCATGGCAAGAATTGAATCCGGTGTGGAGTTTGATAAAAATGAAAATCATAAAAAATTAACGAAAGGTATAGATACAGTAAATCCTTATCTTTTCAATATTCCTGCTAATCTTCATAAAAAGGTAAAACGTAAACTTGTTGAGGAAGAACGCAGCCTTCGTGATATTTTAATTGAATATTTAAATAAATATATTATTGAATAAATATATATTTATATATTTATATATTTATAGTTGGGTCTTGTTTTGTAAATTGCTATAATGTTATTGAAAGACTAGGGTAGCTCCCGAACCTCCAGCAACTCACTGGAGTGTCTTTCAGTCTTTTTAATGAGTTCATAGGAGTATGTAATGGCGCAACAACAAGTAATGTACACCCAAGATCAGATGGATATTGTGGTGTTAAAAACCCAAACCACCGGAATTATGAAGACCTTGGAACGATTAGAACAAAAGGTTGATTCACATTTTCATTGGACTGTAGGTTTAATGTTTGGTTTATATACTATGGGATTAAGTGGATTGATAGGCGCCTTGGGGCATGCCTATGGTTGGTTCTAAATACATATGTGGCTTCGAGAGGGTCATCATTGATGATCATAAGCGCTAGACACTGCCGAAGCCAAACAATTATAGCATTATTTTTTTTATGAAAAATACTTTCTTTTAATCTTGGTACCTTCTTGTTCCCGCGCGATCAATAATCTTACCGGTGTATTTACTTCACGTAACATTTCTTCTATTTTTGGTCGATTGTATTGCATGATATGTACATACCATTTGCTAGCATCATCCAAATGTTTTTTAACGAATTGTCCATAAAAAACACGTTGAGATTTCTCAGTTATAGGAGAATAATGCTCAAAAACTGAGCCGACACGCCCTTCATTATCTTGACATTTGTAGGCACAATTAATTCTAAAACCGCGTTGTGTTCCTGATATACCATATCGAGCCTCCAAAACCATTACTTCTCTACTATTTTTTTGAACTGGGGCCAGGGATAGTTTGGCATTGGGATCAATAAGTTCACATCCACACGCATGGCATTGGCGAGAGGCTATATCGTTTTGCGCATTACAATCGGTTCCATTAACCATGTTGTTGCATTCTTTGAACTCAAAATAATAACTGCATCTTTTGTCCGTGATTGTCCCATCGGGACAACTTGGGACACGCCCAACGCACCGCCTTGCATACTCAGTATTCATTTCTAAACAAGAAGGGCAGCTAATGACCAATGGCTTATCTTTATCAATGGTTTGTTTCACAGCATCGAGTAATACAGGATTATCCCAGTCACGATGACGCTCTATATTTCCTGCAAAATCGAGAATAAGAGCGTCTTTTTTATTGGTATTAGGTGAGAGTCGTAAGGCTCTGCCCATGGTTTGGACAAGAAGGACCAAACTTTCTGTGGGTCTTAAGTATGCAATAGTGTCATAACTAGGGATATCAACCCCCACACTAATGATGGCAATATTAACAATATAACGGATCTTACCGTTACGAGCGTTTTCAAGAATTTCAGTACGTTCATATTGCGGGGTATCTCCTAAAATGATGGCTGATTTTTCAGGAGGTAGATGGGATAGAATCTCATAAGCGTGTTTTTTGGTGGTTGCAAAGAAAAAGACTCCGCGCCGGACTTGGGTTTCCATGATGTGTACTACCTGATGACAAATAAGCTCTGTTAAACGGGCGCTCTTTTCAACGACGGCTTCAAGTTGCTTTTGATCAAACTGACCGTTTTTTTTAAGCCGTACTTTAGAAAAATCCAATACTAAATTTTTATCGACTTCAAATTGTGGTTCGATAAGGTATTCATCGCTGATTAATTGCTCTGTAGTGATGTTTCCCGCTTGGGTTTTGAACAGGCACTCAGGCCCGACAATGGGAGCGCCCTTGAATCTGAAATTTGTTCCGGTTGCGCCTATGACTCTCATATCTTTGTATTGCTGCTTATAATGCCTAAGCACCCTCATAAATGACGACCTATGATTTAAATAGTTAATGGCGTGTGCCTCATCAACCATAATCATATTGAACTCTATATCAGCTATGGGATGGTTTTTATTAATGGCATTTAAAATGGTTTGAGGGGTAGCGAAAATAATTGATTGTGAGATGTCTTTTGTTCCAAGTGCGGCGCAAAATATTGAAGCCAAGCCTCCTTGCTCTCTGAATGTTTCACAATTATTTCTTACCAATTCGGCATTATTAACCAAGCACAAAGCTTTTTTGTTTGCTCTTTGCATTGTTAGTAGCACGGAACCTAACATCAATGATTTTCCGGCGCCAACTGATGCCATTAATAAAACGGGATCATCATTTTTCTTTAGGGCATCCCAGCAATCCTTTACTGCAACCTCTTGATAAGGTCTAAGTTTCTTCATTAAAACATTCCAAGTATTTTAGATTTTTGCTTAGAGTACCTTTTCGTTCCAATGATTGTCACACCCCAATGAACATCTAAGCATTATTTGCGGTTTACCCCTGTTTTTTCTTTTTACAATGGTTATATTTTCAGGGTCTAAAATGCCATGTTTTTTGCATTTCTTATAAATAAACCCATTTTTGTGTTTTTTTAAATATTCTTTGTTCATACAATCCCCATCACAGGCATCTATTATGAA